GCATAGTTTAAATAAGCAAAATCAGTTGGAAGTTTAGCTTTACCATGTTCAATATCTAAAACAACCTCTTTAGTTCTATGAATTCTTAAACCAAGATCATAGTTAACTCTTGTAGCTACTTTAATAAGCTGACCCGGATCTGTAAAACCTTCAATGCTATACGTAGCAAAATCAATAACAACATCGTTGTAAAGTTGATCAAAGGTTCTGTATTTATGTGAAATAGCCATTATCTATGAGGATTAATTTTATTATCAGAATCTTCTGAAGGTATTCTTACCGTGTTTAGCATAACATTTAAAACTTGACTTTCTATTTCAGCAAGCAAAGATTCTGGAACATTTACATCTTGACTATAGTGTGGTACACATTTATCATCACACTGCCAATTAGATATATCAGAATCAAACACAGCTTCAATTTTTATAGCGTCCCATTCTAAATCTGGAAGATATAAATAATGATCAATAAACCAGAAGTATTTGGTTTTGTTATATCTAAAAGATGTTGTCTTGGACATGGCTAAATATGTAGATGGTTGAATAGGTTGTAATTCTTGAGAACCATCTATTGATGTAACACTTCTAATTAAAGGTCCCCAATACCCTTCAATCATATCAGGTAGCCTTTCTTTTGTTCTTCTAAAAGTACAACCACTTGTAATTCCTGAACATTGAGCTTCTACTTTGTCAACTTCTATTAGTTCAACATAAGGCAATGTTTTCCATATTGAATTAAACTTCATGAGCTTATTCATACTATCTTGCCTTCTCATTAATACCTGTGCAAACTTTTGCACAAGACTATAAACATATCTGTCAGTCACAAAAGCATCTTGACTTTCAGCTTTTACTTGACCTCTAATTCTTGATATTACATCTGCAATTGTTGCCATTTTCTTTAATTTTATATTTTACCAAAAGCCACTTTTTAAGTAGTTTTGGAGGAGTATAGATGAGCTACTCTATATTTATTTTTCATAAAAATATACTTAGTCCAATTTTCAGGATATTTTTTAGCAACAGTTCTTTTAAAATCTCTTATTGCTTCAAATCTCCACAGCTCTCTATTCTTAAATCTATATTTTGTTGACCAATTTGTATAAAATATTTTACCTAAATTTCCATCAGTCTCCCAATTTTTGTTTCGTAATACTTTACCATATTGCTTAGATAAAACATAATTAGTGTTAACAGACTTGCTAGGAGGACATGTTCCAATGAATAAGTATCCCAATGAATCCGGTAATTCAACACCGTCTCTATATTCAATTACACCTTCCCACATTTTTTTGTTAAATATTTTAATTATGTTTTTAAGTTTTTGGTTATCAATATTTTCGTATATAGGATGTTTATCTTTAAATTTTTTTATTGTTTTACTGTTTAGTAATCCCAATCTTTTTTGTCTATATCTTGGAGCATTTAAATCGGGAGTTTTAAAATTGTTTATCATACAATTAACATTTATAATTTACAAAAAATTAAGCATTTAAAAAAGCTTATAATGAATAAACAAGTTCACATATAGTGCCTTTTGTAAATGATTGAAGTTCTAAAATAGCAGATCTTCTATTTCCCACATACTTATTGTGGTAGTGGTAATAATCGGTTTTAGAAAGGCTTGGTAAAGTTTTATGAACAAAACCTATTTCTTCAGATTTTGATAAATACTCAACCTTTCTATTTTGATGATAATGCCCTGTAAATAAAGTTCTAAACTTTGTCTTACCCCAGATATCAGGAAACTCAGTAGCATACACCAAAGGTGTGCTTTTTGATTTAACATCACCATGTTCAAAAGCATTAAAGTTGTCACCCCACCTATAAGCTTTTCTTTCAGCATATTCTATATCCCAATCAATACGCAAACTATCTATTGATTTGGATAAGGCATGTGCTAAATGAAATGAAGATAATCTATCATGATTACCAGGTAAATAAACAACTTTTAGTTTATCGCAATAACTAGCTAAATTAACTATAGCCCAATGCATACAATCAAAAGCTTGAATGTAAGCATCTGTGGCTTTCATAGAATTATCTAATAGAGTGCCTGATGTTGTTGTTCCATTAAAAGTATCCATGTTAATCAGATCTCCTCCTATTACAAAATACAAAACCTCTATGCGATGTGACATAGAGGCTCTTTGAATCAGATCTTCAACGGCTGCTTCAAAATCTAAATCAATTGTATTATTACCTTCTTTACCAAAATGTATATCCTGTAATGACATTATTCCACAAACTCTGGGTAAAGATTTATCAGATTTTTTACCAAAGTCTGTTATATAATTCTTTTTTGGTTTCCAGTTATCTAACAGGTGTTTAAATACTATTTCATCATTGTCTTTAATCTTTGTAACAAGAGCTGAAATCCTCCAACCATTTTCAACTTGTTTATTCCAATATGAAGAAAGCTTCCATTCATTTGTGTCAATGTTTAGAATTTTTATTATTTCTTCAGGTGATTTGGGTTCATGATTGGTAAATGTATCAATCTTTATTTCACCTTTTTCAAGATTGACATACTTAGAAGTTTGATTGTTAAGCTTTTGGTTAATCTTATCTTTAATTAAGTTGTATTCACTAACTGATATACCTAATCTCTTTGCACAATACTGTGGATTTTTTTTCCACTTTAATGATTGTAAAACTTTGTTTTCTAATTTACTCATTTTAATATTGAATAATTTCTGTAAATATAATACATTTTAAAAAAAAGAGGCCCTGTTGCCAGGACCTCCACTAACAGGAATGATAGAAAACCAACAAAACTATCATTTTACTGTGTATCTTAAGCAAGCGTTGTTATCAATATCTGAACACTTTCACATAGTTCAGAACCGTCATTAGATACAAGCTTTATCTTATATTGAGTAGATGGTGTAAGTCCTGTTAATCCGTAGGTTAAGACCGTAGGTGCTACAGGAGTAGCATTAGAAAGAACCCAACCTGTAGGTGCTACTACTGTATCATAGTATACACTTATACCGGTTGTTAAAGTTGATTCACCATTCCAAAGAATATCTGCTGTTGTGTTGGTAATATTTGTTGCATATACATTATATGGTGCATGGTGTAAATTTTCAGCATTACATGTACCAAAACCATTTACTATCATAAGAGCTAGCTTCTGAAGAATCATATCCAACCGTTCTCCATTTTGTATCTGAAAAATGTTTTCCGTTTGTTCATCTACAACTTGAAACGATGTACCGCAATAACTAACACATTCAGCGCATTGAACATCCTCACATCTTTCACTTCCTATTGCACAATCTGTATAAGAACAAGGTGTGCTTAAAGCTGAATCTGCACAACCGCAAGGTTTATTTGGATTACATTTACTACAATTACAAGACATAATCTTTTTATTTATTTAAATTAAAAACCACAATCTACACATCCTGTTATTAATGCTGGTGAAGCAACCGGTGCAGTGTAATCAACACTTGAGAAAAATTCTTCTTCTGAAATAATCTCACCACAAATTTGTCCAGCAACAGCATCTGTAAAACTCCAAAACTGACCAACCGTAGGTGTAGAAGCATCTAACCAATTTACTCTAATAATATTACCGGTACCACATTCAATCATTCTATACCCTTCTAAGGTAAGTGCTGAACTAGGATAAGTTCCTGTACAATCTTCAACAGCTAACCTAAGTTGTTCATTAAATTGATCATCTTGATTATTACCAATAGATGTATATGTTGAAGCTTTTTCTATATTATTTAAATAAGCCACCCAACCGGATTGATATAAACCAACAATCAAGTTTCCTGCAACAGTTGTAAAACCATTATAAGGATTTGAAGCAGACGGAACTAAACCTTGCATTAAGTATCCTGTAACATCAGTAACAGTTTTAACACCATACTTTGAAGGAGGAATCATTTCTCCAGTATAAGCAGCTAGTGACTGCAAAATCATAGCACCATCGGCACTTGTACTGTTGTTTACAGTAAACGGATACAATACAGCACTAAAACCATCAGGATATTGAGGAACATTAAATCCTAAACCTTGAGCCCACGCACTTGTTTGAGTACCAGTTAAAGCATCAAGGAAAGCATCATAATCATCTTCGTATGCAGATGAAGGTTGACCTGTAAATCCAGATGCTAGTGTACTACCATGATAATCTGTAGCTGCAGTATTAACAAATGCAATAACAAATGCACCATCCTTGTATTGTATTCCAGAACTTGTCCAAGAAGGAGGAAGGTTTTGCAAAGCAACCCATGCTGGATCCAAATCTAGTGTTGCACTAGAACCATTATCCACAATAGATTTTTGATAACCTAAATATTTATTATCAGAAACAGGGATAAAGTATACATCACCAGTATATCCAAATAAAGCATTCCAAGTTGATGCAACATTGCTTAAACCAAGTTTGATTTGAGCACCTTCAGCATCTGTGTAACTTCCTGTATCAATAAATGCATAAATAGGTTGATTTTGATAAGAAAGTCTAACATCACAAGGAATAATTTGAATTTGAATTGTTGCAGTTGCTTGTTCGCAAGCTCCAAGAACTGAAGGTACCAGTTGAACTTGGAAAGTATCCCCATAAGAATTTACGGTATTTGTATAAGTAAACTCATTAGATGTTGTTGATGACTGCGATAAAGTACCTGATACAGGTGCTGTAGTAACAGTCATGTTTGGTGAACCTTCACCTAAAACATAAGGAATGCTAAATGTTACTGAATTACCTTCTTGACAGAATACTTGAATGGTATCTGTAGAAATAAACGCAGGACAAATACAGCATTCTAATACTGAGCTAGCTGCAGTTCCTGCACTAAATGTATCTTTCCAACCAGCGTAAACATAAACAGTGTTACCCGATCTGACATATTTACCTATATAATACCATTTGCTGTTAACACCTCCGCCAAAAACAGTGTAGTTTGTTCCATCACAAGAAAGAACTTGAGTGGCAACTTCTACACCAGCAGGGCAGGCTCCGGCAATTGTGTCATTATTACAGAATGCAGGATCCGATAACACAGTCCAATAGTCTGTTGCAAAGTCATATCTGTATATTAAGTAATCACTAGTAGTTGCACCACAGTCAGTTTTTGCCCTAAAGTAAACAGAACCGGATGTTGTACCCGTAGCAATATTTCTTGTGCCAGGAGCAGCACTTACGTCAGCACTCCAGTTAATTCCATCAACACTATAGTTTGTTATAATAGCAGTACCTCCAACAGTATAATTAAGATCAACTGTTATAACTCCAGAAACACTAATTGTTAAGTTTGTTGCAGCAGGAGCATCGCAAGTAAGAAGTCCTTCAGTTCCAACAACAATCTCTTGTGTATCTGGATTATACCAATAAGGTCTTTTAATATCCCCGCTTGGGTTTTCGTAACCTAAGTAAATATCATTACTTCCATTTACACTGGTGGTAGCTGTAGTAAAGTTATTTGAACAAGTAGTTCCAGGAACCACCACAGTTACAGGAGGGCAAGTTTTAACCGATGAACCTTGAGAAACTGTAACTATAATATCATATGTTCTACCTGGAATAGCTCCACCAAAACTATAATTAACTGTGATAGGTGGGCTTGTAATTGTGGTAGATCCTAACGTACCTCCTGTAGTTGTATCAATCGCAACAATTGTATATGTAACACCTGTTCCTAAAACATTCTGAAAAGTTACATCAATGTTTGTTAAAAGAGGGGTTGCTACAATTGAAGTTGGACAAGGAATACTTAAAGGAATAATGGTAGTCTGTTTATCAGCACATTGACTTGTACCATCACTAACACAAAAAGGTACACTTAAAACTAAGGATGATAGTGTATTTAAACTGGAAACATTTACAACGGTTCCTAAAGGATTATTTGATAATGCTGTTACATTTAAAGATTGAGTGATTGAAGATCCGTTTGAATCTGTAATAGTAATTACCGTAGAACCACCGCAGTCATTAAAACCAGCGGGGATATTTGAACTAGTAAAGTTAAGGTTTAATGATTCTACTACACCATCACCATTTGAATCAATAGTAGTATAAGAAACACCAAATATCACTCCGTCACAACCCGTATCACAACAGTTATTCTGAATATCAGATATAGCTGCATACAAATCACAAATGGCAAGCCATTGATTAATGTTACTTTGTGCTAGATTAGTTGGATTAGTGACCCAACCAGAAACACCAGAATATGTACCGGGACCGCTTAATCTTGGAGTAGTTCCAAAAAGGCACTGTGCTGAAATAGCTTGATTAATTGAAGAAACAGATCCTACTGCATTTCTAAAATCACAAAAATCAGACTCAAGTGCAAGCACTAATTCAGAAATAGGAACCAACAGTCCTGGAAATAGACAATTTGATAAAACATCTGAAGCACCTTCAATTGAAGCACCTTCTGTACAAGGAAGTACACAGCTTTCTAAAACTGAAATTCTTGATTCAAAATCTATAAGAGTTAATTTGATTGTGTTAATTTCAGAAAGAATATTACAAACTTTATTTCCCAGTAAAGTAGCAAATTGATCTAAAGGTAGTTGTAATACAGGATTACCCGTTCCTGGATCATCATATTGCAAACAAGCAGGAAGATTTATATTGGGTAATATATTACCACTTCCTGGGTTTAGATCACATAAATAATCTATAATAGCCTGTAACACGGCTTCCAACTCTAAAGGAGTGGTTGGTAAACAGTTTAAATTTAAACCCGAAATGTCAGGATTGCATTGACAACTTGCGTCTATAATGGAACAAAGTTCTGTACCCAACTTGCTAACTACATCACTTACTGTATCCCCATTACAAAGGTTTATACAAGGGATATCAGGTCCTTGCCAAATAACACAATTTGAGGACACTGGAGAACAAGGTGAGTTTTTACCGTTACTTACTGGTATCATAGAGATTTATTTTATAACGTACAAACATTTAGTACATACTATAATATACAAATTTTTTACAATCCAACAAACTGTTAATTGTAAAAGGTTATTAATTCTCCTTTACAGGAGCATCGGTAATAGTACCGTCAGACAAGTTGATTTGAACTTCACCATATTTCTCATTCAGTTGTCTAAAATAAAAATCAAGCTCTCTTTTTGCTTTACGCCATTCAGCTAAAGTTTCATCTTTCACAGTTTCCAATTCTCCAACTTGAGCAACCAAAGCGTTAATTTTGTTAATTTGATTTTGTAAAGTACTAAGCTCTTCAGCTTCAATGGTTTTTTTTACATCTGTCATTTTATTTTTATTTAAATGGTTTTGTCTACAATATGAACATCCGTGCTACATGTAACTTGATAGTTAGCTTGATTACATGTACAAGAAGAATTATCAGAACAAGCACTGTGGCAATCTTCCCCACAATTTAAAATTGGTTCATAGTTTAAAAGCTCTTGCCAATCACAGATTTCTTTTTTGATTTTTACATCAATAAGATTAGTATAACAACAAGATGCAATACCAAATCTTTTTTCTCTAAAATCTCTATAAACTGCTTCGGCAAACTTAGACTCTATTTCAATTTTTTTAATTAGCTCGTTCATTTACTTCTTAGTGATATTTGTATATGCTGTGTTGATCTTATCTGTTAATGAATCTGTTTTAGGATAAACATTAGATATCTTTGCTTGATACTGTGTTAAACAGGTTTTGTGTACTACAGAACCATCATTAGCAGTTGTTTTCTGACAACCGCATGTAAATCCTTTGTTACATTGTTTACAAGTCATAATATATTGGTTTTAATTACATCCTACGGTTTTACAAACTATCTTCTCTAATCTTTTTAGAGCATAGTTATACATTTCCATTCCTAAAGAAGGACTACTACAATATTCAACTTTTGCAATAGCACCATCAATAAGCGTTTTAATAAATTGCATTTCTTGAATCAAATCTTGTTTTTCACTAGACGGTTCACATGTTTGCAAATCAATATCACATAAAGTTTTGTAGTATAAATTTAAAATTTTTGTAACTCTTAAATGATTGTACTCTACATAAACTTTATCATTTGGCGCAACACTATACTTAATAATATAAACACCATCCGGAAGATCAGATCTATTTTCTTCACAATCAGTTTTTTGAATACCAAGATCACAAGCTGTGATGTCTAAGAAAAAACCCTTGCTCACTTTTACAAGAGCTCCTGCATTAAATCCAGGAACGGTGATTAACAACTCTTCACAATCAACGGCTAATAAAGTTGAATATTGACTAGTATCTCTTATAGATAAAATTTCACAGTTTGCTACGGTGGGTACCTCTAAGCTTAAAATATGTTTACTGGCCATAATGACTGGATTTACAAATATAGATTATATGTATAATATACTAAAAAAAACAAAACATAAAAAAAGAAAGGTGGAATATTTCTATCCCACCTTCTCTTATAGTTACTAATATTTATTAGTCAATGTTAGGTTCAAATGCAATTGGATTACCAGATCCATTAGCAACAGTAACAATCTGAGCTATCAAAGCATCCATCAAAGCTTGATTAGCTGAATCGGTACACTTAACGTAAATTTTGTAAACATACTGATCATTATCAAACACACCAGTAGGGTTGTTCAACCTAGGAATGCTGTGCTGAATATAATAAGTTTTGTACAAAGCATCACGGTCAATTGCACTCAAGATATCATCAGATCCTTCAATTTCACGAATACGTGCTGAATCCAGATTTCCTTGATTATAAGGAGACTGCATGTAAGCTTCAGTCAAGAGAACATCTCTTAATACAGTTTCACCTGAAGTTTGCTGCATTGTACCAGGAGTTAGAGTTACAACACCACAATCATTACAAGGATCACCAGTTTCGTCCAATATAGAAGCAGTCAGCTGTACAGGTTCTTTTTCATAATGATCACGAGTATCAAATGAACAATTACCAAACTTAGTATCTACATAAGCACCTTGGAAGGTAACACAAGCAGTTACTTTAGCAGCAACAGGGTCGGTAGATGGGTTATAACCACCAAACAATACTTTGTCAATAGTATAAGTAGCAGTTTGAGTAACAGATGTTACAGTAACGGTAGCATCGTTGTTACCACCAACAATAGTTATAACATCAGCTAAAGTGTAACCATTACCATAGTTACCAATAGATACTCCTGTTACAATACCACCAGCAACAACAATGTTCACGGTAAGACCAGAACCGGTACCTCCAGTAGTTGGTACATCGTTGTAAGTACCATCTGTATAACCAGTACCACCAACAAGCGAACCTACACCGTCAACAGCATTCAAAGCAGTTGCTGAAATTTCAATTCCACCACCGGTTTTCTCTTTTACAAAAGGTGTGATAATAGGATCTTGCAACAACATGTGAGCAGCTTTAGCAAGAGCAACAGCAGGGTCAAGATACTTTTGACCATCAATACAGCAGTTACCAGGATAACTGTTAACGTTTGCATTACCTGAACTATCACCAATTGCATAAGCATTGTGATTCAAGAAACGAAGTGCTGGAGATCCTTTAACATCCAGACGAAGAAACAAATTAGATCCACAAGGAGCACAATCTGAATCTACACAAACTTTTACTGTAGCTGCAGTAGCAGTCTGACATTCAGAAGACCACATTCTGCTGATAAATCTAGGATTGATTCCTTTAGATTTTACAGATTCGCTGTAACCTCCATGACCGGGATTGTTACCAATGTTGTCTTGAGTGTGAAAACTACCTTGTACAAGATAAAAAAGTTCACCAAGAGTAATAGGACCACCCGCTGAAGCTTGAACAGAAGCCCAAGATTGAACTACTTCAAACTGACCAGGGGTAAATGCGGAAGTCTTAGTTCCCGCAGCAGCAAAGCTATTGACTACAAATGCTTTGCTAAACGCATGATTAAAATAAGCCATTTTTTTTAAATTTAAATTTTACAAACAAACATTATGTGCAACACGCACATACTTAATATACAAAAATTTTATTAAATACCAAATTAAGCCAGAAAAATTAATTTATATTTTGCAGCATTAATTGCATCCTTTACTGTATCCAAAAGATTTACAATTTCAGTGTGAGGCATAACCGCCTGAAGTTCATCTACTTGCATTTTCATTTGACGCAAATATTCAATAGCATCACTAACGCTTTCTAAAACAGCAGGTCCCTGACCTTCATATTTTAAAAGTACTTCACACGCTCCTTGATAACCTTCAGCAATTGAATCTGACAAACCAGGTAATGCTTCATAAATTTCACCAAGTGCGTTGTGTTGTGCGTATGAGCCGGGTCCTGTTACTTGCAAATGCAACTTATGAAAACTAGTGGCAGCATTCATAAGTTCTTGCACCAAAGAACCAGTCATATCATCAACCTTTTGCATTTCAAGTGATCTTCCAGATTCAGCTCTTTTAAGCATGGGTTTTTCTTGAGTTTTCATAGCATCATAACTCATGCTTGGTTTTATTTTTAAAGATCTTTTAGTATAATCCATAATTAGTTATTTCTTTCTGCAGCCTGTTGTTCTCTCTGCATTTGGTTAAAGTTTTCAATATCACCAGCAATCAAAGCTGCTGTATCATCTAAAATTAATTCAACAATATCATCCTTAAATTCTGAAATTACATCTGCTGTAGATGGTGTCCCAGTATAAGGATTAATTACACCAGCAAATTCAATTTTTCGCGGTTGTCTATAATACGTAAGAACAGGATTTATAATAGTAAAATCTCTCACATAGATTCTAATTTGATTATTAATCATTGTAAGAAATGTTTCCCCCCAATCAAAATCTGGTCTTTTAAGTGTATCTCTAAGGTATAAATCTACATTAGCTTCTTCGCCTAAATAAACAGTCATTGATCGGGGATCAGGACAACATTCTGAAACAGCATCTGTGCTAACTCTTTTATATTCTAAATAGTCAGCAGGTGGAAAGTTGGTTGTTTGAAAATATTTATCCGTTGCTGTTCCTGTTAACGGTAGTTCTGTAAGCAATATTTGTAAATCATCAATTCTTCTCTTAGATAACTCATCACCTTCTTTATAAAGATTATTGCCATGAAGCATTCTTCTGCACCACTCTACTTGAGCTTTGTTAAATGCTTCAATAACCTGCCAGTTTTCTAGATTATCATAATCATTACTAGACAGTTTATTTAACCTTTGTTTAAGTTTTAACCTAAGAGTTTGATTATTCATAATTTAATTATATTGACCAATAAGGTTCTACCTTCTCTAACAACATTGTAAGTATTTCTTCATTAACCGGATCTTTCAAAAACTCAACAACCTCAATAGGTCTTTTACCAAGTCTAGCATTACCATCTAATGTTTCAATCCAACCGTTGGATTTAGGAACAATAAATCTATAAAACATTGCATCTTTAACAAGAGCTCTAATTTTAAGATCCTCCATGTTAGAACCGGCTGCATCAATAAACAACTTAGCTGCTCTGGTTTTATTAGATTCACTTCCTTCACCAACAATAAAAGCATCCATATTTTCATACAAAATATCATTTGGTGTACTTTTAGTATATTGGGTGCTATCCGCATCTACAACCTTAGCCACATACATTAGCTTATTAGTATTTTTATCATAGAGTTTTTGCAATTCACTAATTGCTTTATTTCTAAGTTTAGTAGACTCTGTTCTTGTAGTTACTGTTTCTTCTAACTGATCTAAGTAAAATTTAGGAGGATTTATTGATTTCTTAGCGTCTTTCAAAGACTTAGCAACAATTGAAAATCCCCCGGCATTAATTGCATAAAGTTTAATCAAATCGTAAGGATCAGAATCAGGATCTAAATAAACAGGATCATTACCACATCTTAAACTGATACGTGACCAAAATTTATCATTGTCTGGTTTAAGTAATGTAACTTTATTCCAAAAATCTTTGTCTTCTAAATCAAGTACGTTAGCTGCAAGTTCTGCTTCAAGTTGTGCTACAACTCTCCTAATTTCTTTAACTTTAATTTCTCTTTCACCAGGAGGTAGTTTTTTTACATCAGGAGCAAACTCATTCAATCCTGTAACATATCTTTTAACACCGTTAAGTTCAAGACATGCTAAAGATTCTTCGTGCCACACTCCATCATAAAGTGCCATTCCATAGTTTTCCAGTCCCATGTTCTGTTTGTTGGGATCAAAATAAGGTCTAATTGCAATAGACCTACTTTTGTTTTGCTGATACTTTTCTACAATTGTGTAATCATTCATACTTTATTGGTTTTTAAATTATTAACTCAAAGGTACATATTTATGTACAATTATTGTTTATAGTTCTAAAGTCAGGTTAAAACCTGACTAAAGTTATATGAATTAAAATCTAATTTGCTTGTGCTCTCCGTTTACTCTGCAATTAATTATACCTGTAAAATTTTCAAAAACATCAGCACTAATTAACTCATAAGAATCTGATTCTTTTAATTCAGGCTTTTTAGAGTCGTACAAAGATATTAGTTCATTAGATTTACTTGCATCTACTTCACTTGTTCTTTGAGATTTGATAGTTTCTATCAATGATTCTTTAGCTTGTCTATCTGAATCTTCTTTTGACATCAGTAGAGTTTTTTGTTCTTCTGTTAATTCTACTTGTTTAATTTCTGTCCAAACACCTTGTGTTGTTAATTGATATTGTTTCATGATTATTATCCTTGATTATTTTCTACATTAGTTCCATCTAAACACATTCTTGTTTGACCTAAGCCTGACACGGTTTGAAAAGTTCCTGCTGTTTTTTTGCACCAATAAATCTTTCCGGTCAATGAGCCTGTTAGACCATTATTATTTCCAAAAGACTTGTTGCCTCCGACACAACTATAAAAAACTCCACTACAAGTACCTCCTGTGCCGAACGTCTCATCTCCACCCTCACATTCATAAAACGTTCCGGAAGCCGTACCGCTATATGAGCCAAATGAATAATCTCCGGCAATACAATTTCTAAAAACGCCCGATGCCACACCAAACCCATAAAACCAATCAATCCCAAAAGAATCTGTACCTGATTTACAATTTGTAAAGGTTCCGGACGCTTGTGCAGTACCCGCTCCTGCGTAAGCAAAACTAAAATCTCCCGCAATGCAATTAGTAAAAACCCCTGAAACTGTAACCACACGGGTTGGTGTACCATTTTGGCTTACCCCAAACGAATAATTACCCCCTGCACAATCTATAAAAGTTCCATTTACTGTAATATCGTCGTTAGATTTAAAACCAAAGGAATAATCACCACCTTTGCAATTTTCAACTTTTAACAAGCTTTGATGACTTGCAACAGTAAACGGCTTGGTACCAACATCTACACCTTTTACGTATATATCATTTCCAGTTACCGCAATTGTACCTGCTGCATTTGCAGAATTAAAAATAATACTTCTATTTCCGTCTAAAGATACCAAATCAATATACTCAACTTCCATTGTAAAAGCCGTAGAACCAAAATTATAGTAACCAGGTGATGCTATAATAGTAATCCTGTTTGTTGGACTTGGAGACATTGTTTTAGCTGTGTCATATGCTGACTGAAGCTCTGCTGCATTTTCAGTGTCTGTTCCGTTAGCGTATACAAAAACATAACTTGTCCCTAATAACTCAGGAGGAGCAGGAGGAATAACAGAACTTACAGCTTCAATAAAACTTTCATTTGTTATCAAGTCACTCCAAGTATTATTTAAATTTTGACCAATGTGGTTTGTTTCCCCTTTAAAATATGTTGCCATTTTATTTATTATTTTATTGTTTATTATATAGTTAAATCGTGTGATTGAAAAAATACACTTTCAGATGCTAACATTTCTTCTTTAGTAGATAATTCCCAATTATTCCATTTTTTATCTAGAAGTTCAATAGTTAAATCTATTTTAGATAATGCTATCATCAAAGCCCATTCATCATATTCATACTTTGATGTACCTTTATCAATATCATATAACTTTTCTCTTTCAAGATATTCATATTGCCATTGATCACAAATCTTTTTAGCTATTTCAAGATTTTTAAAGTACATAAAACCACTATTAATTTTATGACCATGAAAATCAAAAGCATCTTGTCTAATTTTATCAGGCAAGTACCATTTACCTTGATATGGCACGTAAGCAAAATCCGTATCTTCTTTTACACTAAATGTTTCAAATGGATTTTCCATTAACGTAAACATATCTGCATCCATAAATATAACAGAACCATCTGCATTATCTATGTAATTAGCAAAATTACATTTGTGCCACAATCCATTAATTAAAGGATCACTGTTAACCTCAACGTAATTATCACTTGCTTTTGTAAACACTTCTATTGGAAGATCAACAGTACGCTTTAAACGTAATGCTTCCTTCTCATATTGTTCTCCTATTGCTACTGAAAATAGTTTCATATTATGTTACTACTATATAACCTTTATTTGTTGCTATTGTCGGATCAATTCCCGTTTGGTCGCTAATAAGAGAAATGTTTAAAGTTGCTGTTTTAGTTGTTGTGGGCAAATCTGTAAAAAATTGATTTAAGACATTCCCACTATCTAAGGATATAGGGCCATTTATAAAAGCAAGTGCTTGTGTAGTACCAAGATCTTCTAAACCAGTCAACAGATGTGCATTTCTAAAAATACTAAAAGAAGCACCTGCAGCGCCTAATCTTAAACTTCTGAAAATAGTAGGATTACCGTAAGATAAGAAATCATAATCAGAGTAATCAGTAAAACGTACAACAGCAAAATAATTATTAGTGCTGCTAGCAGTTGCTGACGTAACATAGTTTGGAGCATAACCTCCGGGAGTTTTATCTAAAGGAGCAGGAAACCCTACTCCTACCAATCCGGTCCATCCGATACTATCAATTTCGGCCTGTGTCATATAAGACCACCTAAAATTTTTGTATATAAACTCTTGTCCTGCTTTACTTGCATCTGTAATTGGGTATTCGGTAAGAACTTCTACTGTGCCACCACCGCCAGTAGGAGTTATTGCTTGAACCGCTTCTGTAAATTGTTCATTATCAAATGCATCAATATTTGAAAATTCATAACCTTTTTTACGAGGTCCTTTTTTATAAATAGCCATTTTATTTTTTTTTAAAATTAAAAAAAGGGGGGAGATTTTATTCTCCCCCGGTTAATAATAAGCTTAATTAGAATGATCCTCCTGTTACAGGGTTTCTCATTACAATCTTAAGAACCTTAGTTGGGTCTTTTACCCAAACAGCAGGCATGGTCTGACTCATGTATACACGATAACCATTGAAGTTACCAACAGAAGCAAAACCTTGACTACGGCCCATATAATCCATAGTACCATTCTGATAGAACCACTTAAGTTGATTATCCCACTTAAGTTTCAACAAATAGATGTTATCATTTCCGTTATCAGTAACATCAAAGATAATAAAGCTATAAGAACTCAAAGGACGTCCATCAATCAAAGGATTCTCAATGTCGTTAGTGTGAAGGTTGTCAAAAGCAGGATTCAAGACAAACTTAACGTTAGCCAAGAAAGGAATGGTAAAGCTTGTGTAAGCAAAACCAAAATCAAGATCCATACCTTTTCCGGTTACAGCACCAATATCAGATGCATTCTGAACCAAACCAGATCCGTATACTTCGTCAGCAATTGCTTTGTTAATCAACTGCATACCACCAATACCGGTTTGTACTACAAGTCTACGCTGGGGATCTGGACCTTTAAATTCAACCTTACCTTGATAGAAGTTATAAAGTTCAGACTTGAACATATCAAGGGTAAAAGAAGATTTGTTGTAAACACGCTTGAATGAGTTATCAAGCTGACTCCACAAACCTACAGACAATCTGATATCATCTGGTCCGTCTTGCTTGATTCTACCACCTTTACCCCACATCAGGTAAGTTTCAATGTCATTAGAAATCTTACTCAAGTGAGCTGCTTCCAAGTTAGTAATAAACGTGCGTGTCAATTGTCCACTTTCAAATGCTTGACGAGCACCTGATTTACCCATAGAAGCTACAAGCTCCTCAATAGAAGAAACTGAAGGATTGTTTACATCCTGGTTAAAGTTTCTCCAAATTTCAGTAACAGGAACAGTACCGTCAGCATTAAGACCGCCTTTGATCATCAAGTCAGCACGGCTAGAAATAGAATAGTGAACATGAGCTTCAGCACCACCCACAAAGTTGTAGAATTCACGGAAGCCAGAACCAGTCTCCATATCAGAAAATCTTTCTCCGTATTCTCCACGGGCAGAACCTTTGCGGAAGAACTTAGTTCCAGGAGTAAGATAAGTGTTATCAAGACTTGCGGCATTGTTGTTGTTCACCAACTGTACAGTGTAGATGAAACCATCACCAGCAGGGATAATATCAGCTGCAGTAATGTACAATTCCAAACCGTTGTACTTGTCATAGGTAATAATATCACCATGACCGAAAGCTCTCTTAGACAATTTAATAGTAAAAGTGGTACCATCAATACCTTTTTCAACGTTTCCTGGATCAAGATCCACAACAATGAAAGGAAGGTCTTGAGCAATAGGTGTTTGCCACTTGTACTCACCACGAGCATTGTCTACCATAATGGTGTTTTTACCACCAAAAGAAGCCATTTGATAAAGGGGCATTTCAACCTTTTGAGTCATTGCCCACAAATCTACCGGACCCAAATCCATGGGTTCGGCACTACCCAACATTTGAGTCAGGTGATAAGAATCAACGTGAGAGCTTGCTTTATAATTAGTGTCTCTCAGGAAGATTCCGTTGTTTAAAACTGGAGTTGCCATAATTTAATTTAAGTTAATTGTTAATATTAAAAACGTTTAAAAATGTTACTAGGTCTTTGTATTTTTCTTTTGTTTACAGGTCTTTCAGTTTCTTCTGTTTTATCAACACCAAGAGAACTTCCATTGTTACTAGCTTGCTCTGTCTTCAACTTTCTTACTGTTGCTTCAACAGCTTTTTGAGATCCTTTTTCCATAATTTTAGATTTATATCCTTCAGGATCCGAAAGCAACCACAAAGCCTCTGAAATTAATGTATAGTTTGGTTCAACAAACTGATACTTTTCTAAAAGGTGCCCAAGCAAATTTGTATTTCTACCACTAACAGATGGAAAGTTAGGTTGAACAAGACCATTATAAAGCATGTTTTGTGTCTTTCTATCAATCTTGACATCACCTAATGTACCATCTTTCAGTGTTTCATATACGTTCTGCATATACTGTTGAGATGCTTGTTCTTGTTGTTTCCTGCGCATTTCTTGTTCTTCAAGCTTTCTAGAAACAACTTGTTCTTGCATCTTATCCAATTTTGGTTTGAACTTGTTAGCTTGTTGTTCTAGCTTTCCAAGATCTTTCCAAATTTCAATTTCTTCTTCAATTTCTTCAACTGTACCATAACCAGTGGCTCTCAAATAATCACGAATGATTATTTCTTGATCTTTCTCATCAGTTATATCCAATGTCCTTGTTTCTTCAGCTTGTGCCAAAGTTGCAAAAAGACTTTTCAAATCAGTTCCACCATTAGCTACATAACGCGCAGCAATCTGAAGCTCTTCAGGTAAAGATTCAAAAAATTGCTTAGGTGTCTCCCGTCTTACTTGATTAGCTCTTTCTTCTAAGTTTGCTTCAATAAGTTCTTCCCAATCTTTTGCAGTGTATTCATCTAAAGGTTTATCATCATCAAAAGGAACAATTTTATCTTCCTTAATAAGTTTAGAAAACACATCATTAATACCATTGATTGGTTTACGACCTCTAGTTTCATTTTTTTCTGAGGTTTCTTCTTCATCTAATGAATTTAGAAAATCATTAGTTTCAGCTGATGTTTCTTTTTTAGTTTCAGTTTCTTCAGTTTCTTCAGTTTCTTCTTCAGATTCTTCAGATTCTGTAAAAGAAAAATCTACAGGTTTTTCCTTTGAAAAAATGTTAACTTTTTTGGTTTCTTCTTCGGCAGGTACAGTAACGCTAGATGCGGATACAGCCCCATCAAACAATTCATCCAGGTTAACATCTACCTGTTCTACTTTTGTTTCTACTGATTGTGTACTCATATTTTTATTTTTGTTGGTTTCTTAGATACAATATAGAAAGATTATTTTAATTAAACCTATAATATTTTTATATACTTTTACATTTCATGCAGTATATAGCTATAGTTTAAATTACTTTTTCTTCTTTTCAGACTTTGACTGTACATCATACTTGTTTTTGTTTTCTCTAGCAATTTCAAGTTGTGTATTTGCAACATCTCTTTGGGTTGCGAGTTTCTCTCTTTCCATCTCAAGTTTTTTCTGAGTCATACTATTATTCATAGCAGCTTGTTCTCGTTTAAAGTTCATTTGCTCTTGATACTGAGTTGACTCTTTAATATCCTTCATAGCATCTCTATAATCAGACATTTTGTTTTCGTCAATATCTTGCATTGCACCATAACCAGCTGATCTAATTTCAGCTATAAGCAGATTATTCTTCCTATCCTTGTCATTCTCCATTGCCTCAAACTGAAGTTTCATTTGTTCTTCTTGCTGTCTAGCCATAATAGCTTGTTCCTGCATTTGCTGCTGTTGCTGCATTTCTTGCTGTTTTATAGCCATTTGCTTTTCTTCAGCTGCTTTCAGAATGTTAGATACTTCAGCAATAGAATCAGCTTTAATGATATTACCAAGATCAAATATAGAAGCTCCTGTTGTGTTATTGGTAAGTGCTAATTGCTTTAACTGATCAAGAATAGCTCTATGATTAGTTTTAGTTGTAGCATAAATATTAAAATCTCTAAGCAAAAGCTCTGTACCATTAATAGTAAAGTTTACTTTTTCAGCTTCAGAAGTAATATAACTTAATCTTACACTTGGATTTGAACTATGATAAAACTGCGCTAAGTCGGTTCTCATCTGATGAACCCTTGGCATTAAATTATCAGCATGCTGATTAAAATAAACTTCTGTTTGTGCATAAGACTGATTTAAAGCTTGTGTAACCCCAGTTGCTGTTTCTTGAGCCATTGGTGCCCCTAATCTTTGAGGGTTAATTCCAATTGCTTCAAAAGCTTGCTGTTTAAAATAGTTAGATAATTGAATCCTTGACATCAATCTATTAGTCTGTTCCATGTTAAGAACTTGATAATGATTGAAATTGGTGGCATTCTCTGTGTTTGTAATTGATGTATCCAATGGAAGCATTTGAAAATCCTTCATTGCTACATATGCTTTTGCATAATTACCTTTACCCCAATCTTCACCCATAGAATGTCTAGGCAATGCATTTTGATCAAACATAATTACAGTACCAAGCTCATCTACAAGAATATCAGCTATTTGGTTGTTTACCATGTTATACCCAACCTGATAAGCTTTCATAAGGTCTACAAGAGATGTAGATCTAGTATTTCTGTCTGAAAATACCCTACCTTCAACAGGTAGCTTACAGCCATACAAAGTACGCGAACCTTTAAACTGAAAAGGAATTCTTCCAGGTTTAGTTCTATTTATCCCTACATAAATGGGGTTGATGTTATCACCAATATTTGATCTCCAAAAAGCAGGTAAGTTTGGACCGATTTTAACCCCTCCCCATACTTCATTAATCCAGATCCAATCAACGTGTTCACCTTGAAGAAGGTTTTCTTTAGTTTTGTTTTTAAAAATTGATGTATCATATATTGGTTTTTCAGTAACTTTAAATGTCTCGTCAATAATTTCTTGGATGATCTCACCTTCCTCTGTGATTTTAGTAAGATGGCCCACTTTTCTCTGAGTCTTCCAATACACTGTACAAACACGCATTAAATAACTCTCACCCCAATTATACACATCATCACTCTCATTGAGAATAGCACTAACAATATCACCACCTCGCGCAGGATCATTCTGCCAATTACTAACATATCTTCTGTAATCTAATCCAGGCATATTGGTATTCCATTCATGAGATTTGCTTGGATCATAATAAGTACCATCATTTTGATATCCATTAACCTGATATAATGATGATTTAGCCGGATATATATTTTGTAATGAGCTAAGTTGTTTCTCATTCATTAAATAACCATACTTGTCAATAACATCAGCAATGGTCATAAGATCCAACTTACCAACAAAATTACCTTCTGAAATATATCTTGAATCTGGTGATTTATGATAGAAAGTAAGAACAGGGTTCCAAAGCTCTACTTCATAATCATCCTCCATCATTCTAAAATGCCAAAACTCACGGTCTGTAATAAGCATATCACGAAATGCTCTTTCCTCTAGTTCAGCCATTTTAAATCTTTCTTCATCAACATTATATTGATGAGATGCCCATTCTTCAACCAAAGACCTATAATCCTTTTTAAAGAATTCTTCAATCTCAGGCAAAGACTTAACATTTTCTGGAGCTAGTTGTTGTTGTGCTTCAGGGCTATTTGGGTCCATACCCATTTCAATCATTCTACTAATAAGTTTTGCTTCAGCATCTGCAAGAAGATTTTGTTCTATCTGAACCCTTTTTTGCTCAAGCATTTCATTATAAGACAAATCATCTACAGCTCTAAACTGAACTTTGTTGTATCTTTTTGAAAACTCACCACAAAGAACATTAACCACGTTTGGTATGATTGGATAAAATTTTAACTCTAATGCTGAACTATCTTCTTTTGTTAAAACATCAATTAATTCACTATTATCATTGTCTTCAGCAACAATGTAATCTGTTTTATCAATAATACCTTTTGCAAGTTTATAATTTTTAAGAAGTCTTCTAGCATTAAGTCTAATAAACTCCATGCCTTGTAATTCCAACCAATCTATGTTCCATACGGCCCAATCATCATCTTTCTTGCTGGCTGGTAAAAACTGAATGGGTTGTGTTAAGCTAGATGTAGTCGGATAAGCTTCACCTTTAGCTCCTTTTTTTAACTGTAATGCGTTGTATACCTTCATTATCTAAAGTTTTTAAAACCAGATCTTTTCTTTCTTACTATACTCTTAGACCTATTATTTCCCAAATTAGTAAAAGGGTTATGTTTTAATTTATATAAATCTTTTGAATTTTGCAAATTGTTACTCTCATCTTCTTCTCTTCTTTTTGTAAAACCTCTATTAGATTGTTGAATTTTAGCAAAAGCCACTAAAGCAGAAAAAGCAACTAATCTATCCACATTGACACCCGGTTGATAAGCAAGCATTTCTTTTAATAACATTGGGTCTGGTATTCTTTCTACGCCAAGAGTATTAGCAATTATGTTTCCATTATTGTCTAATTCGCTGTCAATTTCTTCTCTTAAAAATTCAATTGCATAGGAAATAAGGTGGCTTTTAAATAAAACACCTGTGTTCTTCCAACCGTATTCTTGAAAGACGTTATTGTTTGATCCTAAGTCTTTTAGGAAAAGAATCTGTTGTTTTGGAACAAGATATCTCTGTCTTTTTCTACTAATCATATGTTGAATAAATAGAGATATGTTATTTTCCACAATGGTCCATGCATTGTACCATTCAATAATTTTTTCTAATTGTTCGTGTGTTTTGTTAATATCATCATATCTACCACACCAGGCTGCAACAATTTTATCTCTCTCTATAAAAGATTCATACCCATCGGGCGTTTCTCTTGTTACTTCTGTTGCTGTCTTGTATATGTAAATACTACACAATGAATCTGATGTAGTTGTCTTACCTTCAGACACAGGGTCTACAGATGCGTAATACATGCCAAAAGATGGATTCTTGACCGGCCTTTCCCAAACAACAAGTACTCCGGATTTATCTTGCATCTTCTTATCTACCGGAAATTGTGAGATAGGATTTTTGGTACTTCTTTTAGCAATTATACCATCGGCATTTCTGTCTAATTCAATGTGTTCAAAAGAATATTCTTTTTCTTCTATTCTTTTTAACTGCTTGGAAATCAGACCTTGAGGAAATATAGATTCCTTTCTATAAGCAAAAGCCTCTGCAATATTTGTTGGTTTCTGAGAAATTCTCAACTGATATTGCTCAGGGTTTAGTTCAGATCTCCATTTTTCTCTTTCTTTATGAATAGCTTCTAAAGCTTCATCTACCTTAGAATTACCATAGTCGTCTATGTAAGGTGGCATAGACCATTGTTCAGGAATAAATAAACCGGCCAGTCCCTCAGTACCATCTGCATCTAAGAGGTTGGTTTGTACTGCATAGATGTCATTGTTTGTTGGATTTAATATCATATCCTTTAAAGGATTACACTGATCTAAATCCCCAACTGAACCGGCTGCTATAAACATACCGGTAGTTACCATACCCGAAGACATGGCCGGTCTTAAGTATTCATAAGTATCCATCATTTTTGGTGCAATCCCAGCTTCCTCATGAAAGAAATAAGTGGTGGGACCACCAACACCTGTTGTTGGACTTTTCTCAAAGGAGGCACCTTGAATTTTAGATTTTAAACCTTTAGTGGTTTTTCTATTACCAACCCTAACTTCAATTTGTTGTTGCCACAACAATACTTTTTCAGGGTTGCTTGGTCTATACCATGCTGTATGTTCATTTAAAAAATCTTTATATTCATCAAGAAATTTCCATGAACCTTTATCATTTATATAATCTTTTAAAGATGCTCCAATTTTACAAACACTACCCTCTTCAAACCAATATGTATTTATCAACTTACCCATGTGAAAGTAAGAAGAAGCAATCTGACGTTTTTTAAGAATAGCTGAATGTTTGTAGTTTAATTCTGCAAGTAGCTCATACAAAGCCATGTGATATTGAGCATCTCTAACCTTAGCAAAACCATATTTCTTTTCTTCCTTGTCATAAATCGGAAGGAAGTTTAACCACATATAATAGTCTCTTGTAAGATACCAGGTTTTGTCTTTATTTTTAAAAATAACCCCATTTCTACACTTACTCTTTTGGTCTTCCCAATAAGAATTAAAATCTTTAGATCTAAAAGGTGCGGAGCAATAAAAACCGTTTTTGTTAAAGTTTTGAGCTTGTTCATTAAAAACAAAGGATGTTTCATCAAACTCATATTTACCCGGTTCTTTAAATATACTCACTAAAAACTCAAGGAATTCATTTTCTTTAAATTCCGTGTGTGTCCATTCGCCATTTTCATATGTAGGTATAACCCTATTCATTTATAACCACAGCAAGAACGTCACCTTGAGAAATCAATAGATGTGTTTGACCTTTATGTTTCATTTCAACAGGAGTTGCATAACTCGCATATTGAATTAAGTCTCCCACCTCAACTTCTGTCACTTCTTTACCCACACCAACAACATAACCTTGATGTGTTTTTTCTCTTGCTGTTGCTGGAATTACAATTTTAGTTCCGGGATAAAACTCTTCTGGATCTTTTTCTAAGATTAAAATCCTTTTTCCTACAGGTACAATAGTTTGGTTTTTCATTTTTATTATATTATAATTGATCGTATGCTAACCCTTGACCTCCTCTAACATGACTCTCTTGTTCTTGTTTCATATCATTAAACGCGCCTTTATAAGATTGCCTGATTTGCTCAAATTTTGCAGCCGCATTTACAAGAGAATTTATGTTGCCATCTCTACCATGTTCAATTGATGTAGTTTCCATATACTTTGCTAATCTATCAAGCATGGACTTAATTCCTTTGTATGCTCTATAGGCAGGAGTTTCATAAAGCTTATTACAAGTTTCTAAAGCTCTAACAATAACCGCATCTTCAGGTGATTCATCTAACAACACTTCTTCAATAATCAAATCTTCTTTTTCAGATTCTGAAACATTAAAAAAGGGATTCATATCCGGATTGGGACAAGTCATATAAAATATATACTGATATACAGACATGTATGTGTCAGGGTAATTATCCATCACAGCTTTCAAAGAATCTACTGTATAACAATGCTCTGTTGGAATCACCTTACCGTTCTGAACGTCAAATAATCTTACTATCATTTTTTATTATCTTTTAACCACATTATTAAACTATTTACTTCATCCTGCAAATATGGTAATTCATAAAATACAATGTCTTCAATAACCGGTTCTCCATTAACATGCTCATTAATTGGATAACCATTCTCGTCAACACCTAACTGAACAAATTTTACATGTTGTATAGTTAGCTTACCAATTTTTAATCTGGGATTGTGCTTTTTAATAATATACGCATAAATACTCAATTGTAAGTTATAATGATTTAAATTACAATCATCTAAATGCGAAACAGGATGATACATTTTTTGAGTTATACCTTCCCAATTTGTAAATCCTTTTTCTTTAATTTCTTTGTTTGTTTTGTAATCTGTAATATTTAAAGAACCATTAACCACTTCAACTAAATCGGCTTGTCCACATAAACCTATAGATTTCAAATAAACCAAATGTTCTGGGTAAATACCATCTGACAACCTTTGATCTGGGGCAAACTTTAATCCATCCTCAACTATTGGTTTTACTATGGGTAAAGACGAACCTTCTTTCTCAATGGTTTGACACTCTAATAAATCTGACTCTCTTTGGTTATGATACCAATTACCTAATTTAATAGCTCTTTCAGATTCTGAATTCCAAGCATCTATGATTTCCTCTGGTGTCATACCATACCACTTGGATCTTTTATTCTTTGCTGATTTTTTTGCTGCTTCTTTTGAATCAAACTTGGGTTTAAACATCCCAATAAAAGATGTTACACTAACCCATTCTATGCTATCTTCTTTTATGCTTTTGTATAGATGTCCATCTTCTTTAAAATATATACTCATAACTTATCATCTTTATTATTCAAAAAAATACTACTTGTTGTAAAGTACCAGTTTATTTTTTTGTTTATAGTTATTATTCCATCTTTATATTTAACCCATTTACTATTCTGAACTTCACGAGCATTATTGATCTTACTTCTAACATATTTACCTAATTCTACATCATTAGGTAAATTGTATACTTCTTCTTCGTCAATCTCTATCTTCATAGTTTATTTCTTTTTTAAGTTTGTTTTCTGTTTCCTCATCCATAATAGCTTTCCATTTTCCTAAAGGACATTCTGAAGATAAAGATCTAGTTTTAAAACCCAAGCTACACCCGCATTCACCACAACAAGGTTGTGTACCAGGTGCAAAACACTTATCACCATCTCTATCTAAGGATGGACATTCTTTACAAATTGACCACCTTAAAGCTGCCTCAGCTTCAATATGATCTTTTTTAAATATCTTATTCTTAAGACCCTCAAGAATTTGAGGTGTGTTTTTAAAAGCCCCTAAAAATTTTTCCAATCCCATGATTTATTTTTTGTTTTCTTTAAACTTTTTTTTCTCTTCTATCATTTCTTCATAAATCTTTTGAATTCTTTTTAGATTCTCAAGCTTTTCCTTTACAGCAACAGTCTTCTCATAACCCTTGTAGGTATGTTTTCCTAAGTTGCCCAGTATATCTTTGTTCTTCTTAATTGCTTTATCTAGCTTTTGCTTTCTCAAAACAAATGTTCCTAAACCATCAACAAAAATTCTTGGATAAGATAAATCACTCAGATTCTTTCTAAGAAGACCGTAGTAAAACTCAATAAAATCATCCACTACATTTGAATGTACCCCGACTTCCTCAGCAATATCTTTTTTAAATTGTTTGTAGCTTTTAGGATTCATTACCTAGTATCTTAAAATCTAAAAATATTATACCCTCATATTGAATAGACATCTTTGAATTAAGACTAATAGTCTTTTTGTTTTTACCGGTCTTAAAGATTAACGATTTTTTAGAGGCTTTAGTTACAGCATTTCTTGCCGATTGAGCACTTTTAAAAATTTTTTTCTCCGTAATTAGATCACAAAACTTAGTCAATTCAATATCTTTATTGAATGCAAGTTCAGTTAAACATTCTAAATCCGACTGACTAATCTGAATATCATTAAAAAAACAATAAGTTAGAATCTGGTATTTAACCACATACCGACCACTTGTTTTAATTTTTTTCTCTACTCTATTTACTAACGCCATATTACAAACTCATTATAACTTCAACTAATCTAGGATCTGGATATACATCCATTTTATCCTTTCTAACATTTGTATGAGATAACAAACCTTTAACCTTTCCATAGTATGCGTCTTCTTGAAAATCAAAAGCTTTAGTGGGTCCATGCTTTCTAATCCACCGCTGCAACCCCTCTCTCAAATTAATATTATCTCTTTCGCCTATATACTTTAACCACTTCTCAATCTCTTTAATCTGTTTATCAGAATACTTATGCCAATACAAACAGCCTTTAAAAGCTTCAGGTAATTGTATAACCTGAGAATCTATAACCTTTGTATTAACGTAAGTTTTTTTATGCGAGTTAAGATGACCCATTGAACATATCTCCAACCCCACAGTCCTACGATTCATGTATCCCGAACCAGACTTACCGATATGCCAAGCTAAATTCCCTTCCGGAAAAGCCTGAACCATAATACCATCATGTTTGTCATCTCCCGTCTTATGGTTTTGACCACCTAACACAAACTCCGTAGCAATTCTTCCCCGTGTATCTCTTGCCCATTGATCAATGCAAGCATATGGGTTGGCACCACCAGCAGTATGATGAAGCATTACGTATTCATTCTTATGGTTTTCATGAACATATTCATTCTTTGGTAAATAATACCTATGAATAAGCTCATCATAATCTGTTGTGTAATATTGATCACTTAAATCTGTGTCTTGATCAATATCTTCAACAAACCCACCTTTAGAAAAAAGAACAGTCCATGTCTCATTACCTACAATACCATTAGGTTGAATTTCATGGTGCATTTGATACTTAATGACAGCACGTTCAGTTTTCTCACCAAAAATACCATCAGTCTTAAGACCTAAGATTTTTTGAAGTTTTCTAACATCTTCTCCAACATATCCTTTCTTAAGCATTCTCATATCAACTACGTTTTAAAGTTCTCCGAGTAGTTTCTTCCTCCTTCACCTTATTAAAATCTTCACCCGCCTTTTCCACCTCTTCATTTTTATCCGCAGCAAATGCTTGCGCTAAAAAGACTTGAGCTTGAACCCTTCTTGCTCTTAGCTCCTCAATATCTGTTAAGAGTTGTTCATACTCCTTTTGAACTTTAAGATGTGGAATGTTTGACTTGTAGAAACTACTGATCTCTTTTCTACGTGCTTCCAATTGTTCCTTTGACAATTGTACTTCTTCTTCTGTGAAATTTTCTTCCATAATATATTTGATTTTTTAGTGAAATACAAATATATTAAAGAAGATTAAATAAAAAAAGTTTAAGAAATGATTTTTTTATCCAGTTCCTGTTTTAATTCCGCACACAATTCATACTCCTCATATTTTGCAAAATAATCTATAACATCTTGAATAACATCACGGGTTATATCCCCATGCGGATCATGCACTAATACAGCATAACTACTTTCATCCATAAGCTCATCAAAAGACACCTTGTTAGTAATAATCCTATAAGAATTATAATAAGCTTCCTCTAGTATTTCTGATTCATTAAAAGGCAGGTCTTCCATATAACAAATATACCAAAATTTTTGCAACCTCTAATACCTACCCCCCATCTTTATAAAAGGATTTGATACCCCC